GGGGGACGTAACCCACCGCCTGACCCACGCTTTAATGCTTGCCTGAAGATCGTGTTCGCGGTGCTGCATTCAAATTCCGCCCAAGGCCCGCCGGTAAATATCCAGCATGGTTTCCTGCGCCACCACATCATCTTCGTTCATAGCCCGCAGTTTGATGAGTTGCCGCAACACGCGCACTTCAAAGCCCGCGCTTTTGGCTTCCATGTAAATATCTTTAATGTCGGACACGACCGCCTTGCGATCTTCCTCCAAACGTTCGATGCGCTCAACCACAGACCGCAGACGGTCGGCATTGATGCTGTTATCACCCATTTCAGGCGTCATGCGTTTAGCCTTTCATAACTTATTTGTTTGCGGTATCCAAGCGCGGCCAAGATTTTTGGCCCCGGTTCTGTTTTGGCGTTCAACACGAGGCTGACGTAAGTGGGACTGATCCCATTCTTTTCAGCCCACGCCGTTTGCCCGCCGGCATCACTGCAAGCTGCGGTCAGGGCGTGGAAAATTTCGGATAAATTAGCCATCAATCCCCGCCTTCAAGGAATAAGCCGTAATCTGTTTGCGTCGCACCTTCAGGATGCGCGCCATCTTCCCGTGATACTCGGTTGGAATTGGCCGAACGTTGTTCACCCACCGGGAATAAACCGACGGATGAACCCCTAGTTTGGCGGCGATAAAGTCGTGCCGTAGACCAAGTGCAGCGGCAGCGGCTTTGGGGCTGAAATCAGGTGTGCTCATGTCCTTGAGTTTACTAAGGATTGAAGGAATACGCAAGGCCGGTTGCCCGTCATGCAATTTTTTTTGCTTCTTCCGCTTGACACACCAAAGCACGAAGCGCAAATTGAACACGCTAACAACATCCAACAGGAGCCAACAATGGCAAAAACCAAAGCAAACGTTAAATCGCAAGAATATGAAGTGGTAAGAGGCATTCCCGTGCCAACACCCCACAAGTCCCCCACCCCCTACCCCTATCCGTTTGATGCGCTGAATGTTGGGGATTCATTCTTTGTGCCCGGCGCAACACATAGGACGATTGCCAGTTACCTAAACCGCTATCGTGCCAAGAACCGCAACAAGACGCTTGTTTCGCGCTTGATGGACGAGGGCTTGCGTATTTGGAGGACCAAATGAAAGACGCAATTGCGCGGCTGCTAACCCTTGTAAGACAGGCAGAAATTGCCGTCCACCAAGACGGGGGCGTTGCGTTTGATATCGTCCGCGAAATGCGGCGCTGCGCCACTGACATCAAATTCTTTCACATGCAGGAACAGCGAACCAATCACCTGTTTGTGCTTACGGTGTCGGCGCTGATCCCGGTGGCATTTTGCGCTGGCTTTGTTTTGGCAATGCGCGCTCATGGGTAGCGATTGGCTTGACCGGCCAGAATACAAGGGGAAGCAGATGCTTAAAGTTTACGAGGAATTGGAACAGGGCACCGACGAATGGCTTGCGGCCAGATGTGGGTTGCTGACGGCCAGTGAGATGAAGCTGATTATCACGCCGACTCTTAAGGCTGCCAGCAACGACAAGGAACGCGCGCACCTGTTCGAGTTGTTGGCTCAGCGCATCACCGGCTACGTTGAGCCAATGTATGTCAGTGATGACATGCTGCGGGGGCGTGAGGACGAGATTGAAGCGCGCTTGGTCTACGACAAGAACGTGGCCCCGGTGCGCGAAGTCGGCTTTATGACCAACGACAAATGGGGGTTTACGATTGGGTATTCTCCCGATGGCCTTGTGGGCGATGACGGCCTGATTGAATGCAAATCGCGCCGGCAAAAGTATCAAGTGCAAACCATCATCGACGGGAATATGCCCGACGATTATGTGATGCAGGTTCAAACCGGGCTATTGGTGTCGGGCCGCAAGTGGTGCGATTTCATTAGTTATTGCGGCGGGTTGCCCATGGCCGTGATTCGCGTTGAACCCGATGAACGCATCCAAGCCGCCATCATCGCCGCCGCGTCTGCGTTTGAAGGCCGGCTTCAAGACCATCATCAGCGTTATGCGGCCATGATTGAGTCGGGCGAAATGCGCACATTCCCAACGCAGCGCCGCATGAGCCAGGATGAAATGGAGATCATTGTATGATTGACCTGCGCAAAACCGTCATCGCCAAGTCCGACCAACTCAACGCCGACGATTTGCTGGGCGGCGGTTCGCTGACCATCAAAATCACGAAGGTCAGCCCGACGCCAGACCCGGACCAACCGATTGCGATTGGCTTTGAAGGTGACGGCGGCAAACCTTACAAGCCGGGCAAGTCCATGCGGCGGGCGCTGATTAACATTTGGGGGCCGGATGGCAGCGCATACGTAGGCCGAAGCCTGACACTCTATCGGGATGAAAAGGTCCAATTTGGCGGTCTCGCTGTTGGAGGCATACGGATCAGCCATGCAAGCCACATCACGACGACGATGACCATGGCTTTAACGGCCACCAGGGGTAGCAAGAAGGGGTTCACCATTAAGCCGCTCGTGGCTGACGTGGATAAGGCCGTAACCCTTGCTGACGCCCTTGTGGAGCGCGTGAAGGCCGTTACGACCATTGAAGAACTGCAAGCCATGACCGCCGATGCGGACGTGGTGAAACAGCGGAAGGCGCTCAGTGAACGCCGACCGGAACTGGCACAGCGCGTTGATGAAGCCGTTGCCGGCGCGCTTGCTGCCTTTGACCAACCAGCAACAGGAGACGATAAGTGAGTAGCTTGAATAAGGTGACTTTGATTGGTCGCGCCGGGAAAGACCCGGAGGTCCGCACCACGCAGGACGGCGGCAAAATCGTCAACATGACCATCGCCACAAGCGATGTTTGGAAAGACAAAAACAGCGGCGAGCGCAAGGAAAAGACCGAGTGGCATCGCATTGTGATCTTCAACGACCGGCTTGCCGATGTGGTCGAAAAGTATGTGCGGAAAGGTTCGCAGCTTTACATTGAAGGCGCGGTTCAAACGCGCAAGTGGACCGACAAAGACGGGCACGAAAAATACACGACTGAAATCGTCCTGCAAAAGTTCAAGGGCGAGATCATTTTGCTTGATAGCAAAAAGGACAGTGCGTCCGGCGACGACCGGCCTGCTTACAAGGCAGCACCTGCCACGCAGGCCCCTGACCTCGATGACGACATCCCGTTTTAGGAATTACTAATGGCATCCGCACCCTTGTTGACGCGAATTGATCGCGTTCCCAAAAAGACGCACAAGAAGTTCACAGAAGCCTGGAATGCGGGTGCCACTCGTCAGCAGTTGGCTGATGAGTTTCATCTGACCGTAAAAGGCGTGGACAGCTTGCGCACTCGGCTGAAATTGCCGCCGCGCGTAAAGCTTCCCCCACTGCCCGCCGAAGATGTGGGCCGGGTTGAAGATAAACGACAAATTGAGGTTCCATTCGATCCCGTTGCCGCCGCCAAACGTGCGCGTTTGTTGGCCGGCAATTCACCACTGCCACCGTTTCACCCAATTGCGTTGGATGTTTTCCTTGAGGCTCAAAAACGGGAATGGCCAACGGAGGAATAAGTTATGGGCGTTTTTTCAATGGCGGTCATCGCCTTAATGGGATCAGTGCAAATTGCACCACCGGAGCGTGTGTTTGCCAACCTTGATATGTGCTTGGTCGCAAAAACCGGCACTATGGAAGACTTGCAAAAAGCAGGGGCAATAATTCTCACCGCCCGATGCGACCTGCGCCAACTGGCACCAATGAAATAAGGGGACAAAACATGGAATGGAAAGTTGACGATGTGATCGGGTTGCGGGTGGTGGATATGACCACAAGCGGGTGGCCCAAGGTGCGCGTCAGAGGTGGTATGGCAATTCTTGACCAAGAATTGATCGAACCTATCCCCCGCACCATGACTGACGCTGAAGCTGAGTTGGTGGACGCGGCGCTGAAATACAACGCCGCCCCAAGTGAATCGAAGGAAGAAGCTTACGCGGAAATCAAACTGTTCGAAGCAACCGTCGCCGTCGAAGTCGAACGCGCGCCGCCTGATTCGTTTGAAAAACTAAAAGCGATTGTCCGCGCTGACTCGCACCCAAAAACGATCCTTGCCGCCATCGCCCGGCTGGAAGCCAAGATGAAGGAGCCGAAGCAATGAGCGAATGGAAAGTTGGTGACTATGCGACGGTGAAAATTGATAGAATTGTGGGACAATTTGCGATGTTGCGTCGCCCGCTCGGCGGTGAAGACTCGGTGTTGATGCAAGTGCTTCAGCCACTCTCGACCCCCGACCCACATCAGGCGTTGAAGGATGCGGTGATTGAGGCTGCTAAACAATACATGCTCGATATCATGCTTTTTCCTAAGTTAGAAGCCGCCGTAAGCGTCCTCATCGCCGCACAGACACCGCCGAAACCTGATCCGGTGGAGGTGTTTTACGAGGCCGTAGACCGGCAACACCTATGCGACAACGTATTCCATCCATCTCATCGAAATTGTTTGAAAAATGTCCCGGCTTGCCACTGCCGCCGCTACATCGCGGAAGGCCTAGCCGCTGTCGAAGCCGCGCGAGGTGCGAAATGACCGAAATTATTGGGGCCGGCGGAGGAGGAGCACACCCAACCAAAGAACATGCGATGCAGGCTGCGGCAGACCGCATCGGGAAAAAAGAGGCCCACGCCATGACCGATTTTGTAACCGTGCGGCGCGATGCGCTGTTGGGGCTGCTAGATGCAGCAATTAGCCCACCTTGGAGGGATGATGAAAATACGCATAAGCAAAAGCTAGAAAAGGCCCTCGCCGTCATGATCGTCTCGCCCTGGCGGGAGATTGATGACGAGGCGAGGAATGGGCAGCTATGGCTGATTTCTGGCTTTGTTGAAGATAACCCGGAAAAGGGCCGTTGGGTAGTGATCGGGCGCTGGTGGCCCGAGCATGGATATTGGACATCCGAGGAAGACGAACCGGAAGGCTGGGAGCCGGAGTTTTATCCACCGACGCTGTATGCACC